CTTCTACGTTGGATATTATAGAAGAGCCGTGCTCTGAGGTGTTTAAGCGTATATGCAACGAAGCTGGTGTTGGCGACAAAAGATTAGCCGAAGTTAACGCCATTGAATTGTTTGAACAGTGGTATGATGGAACCTCCGATGAAGAAAGCGTCCGCGCTGCGATTACCGACTTTAAGCTTGATCATCCCGGCGTCGCTGCAAAATTAAGTGGAAAACTATAAAATGAAAATCACAAAATCACAACTTAAACAGATTATTAAAGAAGAGCTGAGCGAGATTATGTCTTCTGCAGCCAATATGGACGACTTTTATGACGTGTCACCAAGTCGCACTATGGCTGACAAGTTTGCGGCAGGTGATATTGCTAACCAGCCGGAAGGATCTCGCAGCGAATTAGCCCAGCTGTTCCGGAACCTATTAGGGGAATTAGGCGAAGCAAACCCAGAAGAAGTAGAAGCTCTAGCTGATACGGTTGCCGCACTCATTCCAGCCTCGGGTGAAAATGTATCCAAAAAACTTGGACTAGAAGAGGGTATTGAAAATATTACTCCTGAAAATCTTATGGTGCTCTTTAATGTATTAAAGAAAATGGCCCCAATGCTCGGCCTGCTTGCTATCGGAACTCCTCTATTGATGGCAATAGAAAAGAAATTAAACAATAGAGAATTAGAAGAAGAAGGCGATCGCACTGCCAAAGGCAATGTTACTCAAGATGCGCGTGATGATCATGCCACTCTAAGCGACGACAGATTTCCTATTTTCGATAAAAAGAGTGCTTTAGCTGCTCTCAAGTTGCGAGGTCACGGAACCACCGACGCCGAAAGAAAGAAGATAATTAACAAAGCAGCGAAGTACGCTTCTGAAGCAGCAAAGAAAGCGCGAGAAGCTGACGCAAAAAAGAAGTGAGGCTTGCATGATGAGCTATGTTCAAGGAAAGTTAGACAGATTAGTTGAAAAGATGATATCACGCAAGTTTCTTGTGTGGCTTACAGCTACCGGACTACTTGCCTTCTCTGATTTGCAATCTGGAGACTGGGTAATTATTTCTGCTATTTACATCGGTGGTCAGACAGTCATTGATGGCATCGCGAAACTAAAAGGTGTTGCATGAGTTGGGCTAAAGTTCTACAATTTGCACTTAAGAACTGGCGAGAAATTCTCGTCATTTTTTCTTTGTCACTTGTATCTCTTAAAATGCGTATGGATTATAACGCACTTAATAAAGCTTACGAGATCTCAAAACAAGAAACCGAAGAACGTATTGAGGCACTACAGTATATCCATAGTGAAGAACTCGCTCGCAGAGAGCAAGCAATTGATACTTACAAAGAAGCCATGAAAGAGTTGAGAGATGAATATGAAAAGTCTCAAGAAGACTTAGAAAATGAAAAGCAAAAAAAAACTAAAGAATACGAGAGGCAGTTCTCGCAAGATAAGGAGGCATTAGCAAATGAGATTATTAACACTTTTGACTTTGAGTATGTGGAGTAACGCTGCATTAGCAAATGACGGCGGCCAGTTTACATTCTTAGGGCTGAGCCAGTGTGCACCATTCGAAGGTGTGCTATACGATCCTATCGCAAACGCCACAGTCTTGACGAACATTCAGTCTGCCAAGATTCAGTGTGACGTCCGACTAAAATATGAATTAGGTATACAAGCTACTGAATATGAGTTAAAATTAGAAAACCTTACGATAAGACATGACGCCCTCACGCAGGAATATACTACATCACTTGAGTCTTTAAAAAGAGAGAACAATTCTCTTTCGGAAGCGTTAAGAAAACAAAGCAAGAGAAGCCCGGCACTCTGGGTTGTTTTGGGTGTAGCTAGCGGAATGGCTATATCGTATGGAGCATATAAGGTGTTTGATGAGTAAGAAAGATCCTAATGATATTGCCGCAATTGAGAAGGCAATCGCTCAAAAATATGGTGAAGAAGCGATCAAAAACCCTCGCGCTGATTGGGATGAGAGCAAGGAAAAAGAATATCTGCAACAGATGAGAGAGCTATATGCTCGCGTAGCTAAGAATAGAGAGCATGAAGAAAAAGTAGATGTAAATGGTATAAAGGTGACAAAAAAACTACTTAATAGAGAATCTTTAAAAACTTGTCCTGTCTGCGGGAATTTCCCAAAGAGCACAAAGGATGACGTCTGTTTAGTAAAATTTGAATGCTGCAATAGTTGCTATATTCAATATGTCGAAGACAGAGAAGAAAGATGGTTAAAAGGATGGAGACCACATGAAAATCAATAAAGAAATATTAAAGAAAATTATTCTTGAAGAAATGCAAAACCTGCAAGAAAACCCTAATATATCTCAAGCTGTTGGCGCCCTCGGTGGAACAGCAAAGGCAACAGTAAAAAACCAACAGGTCCAAAAGTTTGTCCAACAGGTTGGGGAGCGCCTAACAAAAGTAGGCCGTTCTGTTCAGATTGAATTCCTAACTGGTCTTATGCAAGCTTTAGAAATTGACCCATCAACTCTCACTCAAGTGAAGACCGCTGTTCAAAAAGATCAAAGAGCTGCCGCTGCAGCACCACAAGGAGAACCCCAATAATGGCAACAGTATATGAAATAATTCAAGGCTTATCACAAGCAGCAGCAAACGCATATGATGGCGCGCTGGGTGAAGATGAGTCAACAACCAAAACAGGCGTTCTTCGCCGTGAAGAGGGCGATGCGCTCATTGATCAAAGAGTAATTGATGGCTTTAACGTTAAGTTCTATGGCAACCTCATGTGCCTCACCTATCAGTCTGATGTACAACTAAAAGAAGTGTACGCCGGCGGCTTTGAAGAAGAGATCGATCAGCGTATTACAGACATTGCCGGCTTCCTTAAAAAAGAATATAAGAAGATTACCGGCAACTCGATATCACTCACAGAAGAAGGTGAAGTTGATGTGTTAGTTCAGAATTCTTCCCGCGTACGCACATGGGTGCAAGCCAAAAAACACTTTAAGGTTGGTGGGCTTTCGGAAGAGATGAATGATGATAACAGCGGTTCAACAAACCCAGTCGAAGCCAATTGGAAAAGCTTCTTAGATCAGGGTGGCTGGAATGGCAAGGGCGGAGATCGCCCCGATAACGACACGAGACCAAAATCAAAAAATGACTAATGGCTTTTCAGTTAGACAAAAAACAACAAGTTAAAGAAATATTAAAATGTGGTAAAGATCCTGCCTATTTTTTAAAAACCTATGCTAGAATATCCCATCCTATGCATGGGTTAATTCTTTTTGATACTTATGATTTCCAAGACGACCTTTTACGTGATTTTAATGATTATCGTTTTAACGTTATTCTAAAAGCCAGACAGCTAGGAATATCAACTATTACAGCTGGATACATTGTCTGGCTTATGTTGTTCCACCGCGACAAAGCAATTTTAGTAATGGCTACTAAGTTTGCCACAGCAGGTAACCTTGTAAAGAAAGTCAAGGGCATAATGAGAAATGTCCCAGACTGGCTAAGTATTGCTACCATTACTGTTGATAACCGAACCTCTTTTGAACTTTCTAATGGATCGTCAATCAAAGCCGCATCAACATCTGGAGATGCTGGTCGCTCTGAAGCACTGTCTCTTTTAGTTCTTGATGAGGCTGCTCACATCGAAGGTCTCGAAGAACTATGGACTGGTTTGTATCCAACGCTGTCTACTGGTGGTCGTTGTATAGCGTTGTCCACTCCGAATGGGGTTGGAAATTGGTTTCACAAGACATGCACCGATGCTGATAGCAATACAAATAACTTTAATTTAACTACATTGTCCTGGGACGTGCACCCTGATCGCGACGAAGCTTGGTACAAAAAAGAAACCAAGAACATGTCAAAACGACAGATCGCACAGGAGTTGGAATGCAACTTCAACACCTCGGGAGAAACTGTAATTGATCCTGATTGTATGAAGTGGCTTCTTGATACCGTTAAAGAACCGAAGCACAGAACAGGCTTCGACAGGAATTTTTGGATCTGGGAAGAGTTTGACCCTAGTTGTAACTATCTTGCTGTCGCCGATGTTTCACGCGGCGACGGCGCCGACTTCTCCACTTTACACATGATTAAATTAGAGACTCTCGAAATAGTAGGCGAGTACCAAGGTAAGCCAACGCCAGATATGTATGCAAACTTCTTGAATCAAGTAGGGCGAGAATTTGGAAATGCGATGCTTGTGGTAGAAAACAATAACATCGGTTACACAGTCCTCGATAAACTGGTTGAACATGCTTACCCAAATTTGTACTACTCTATTAAGTCTACACACGAGTACATAGAACAACATCAAGCAGAAGTTAAGAATTCTGCGGTTGCCGGATTTACTACCTCGATGAAGACACGGCCTTTGATAGTTGCAAAATTAGAGGAGTTTATTAGAAACAAACTAATTACCATATATTCTTCTCGTACAATTAACGAGATGAAAACATTCATTTGGAAGAATGGAAAGCCTCAAGCGATGAAAGGGTATCATGATGATTTAATCATGGCATTAGCAATCGCATGTTGGGTGAGGGACACAGCATTGCAGTCAAGCGCACGAGATCTAAACTACTCAAAAGCTTTTTTGTCATCGATTGTAACATCGAAAACTTCTATGAACACTCAAATAAAAGGCCAAGAAGGCTACAAAAAAGATAATATCTTTGATAAAATGAATGAAGCACAAGAAATGTATGACCAATTTAGTTGGATCATCAAATAAGGATTTAAATGGCACCCCCTAACCGAAGAAATAGAAGTAACGCTAATAACCCAGCAAACGAAGATTCCAAACTATTCAAAGCGCTCACGAGACTTTTCTCGGGTCCAATAGTAAATTATCGGTCCCAGTCTGGTCGCAGGATTAGGCGCCAGCATCTTGATAAATATGCTTCTCGCTTTAAATCAGCTTCTGGTCAACAATTTAAGAAGGCGTTACATAACCCTCTTGATACCATAGCAACCAACGCTATAGCTAACCAGCGTCGCTCTGAACGCTATGTAGATTTTGACCAAATGGAGTACATGCCTGAAATTGCATCCTCCTTAGATATCTACGCTGATGAGATGACCACTTACTCCGACTTGAGACCGATGCTAAATATCAAGTGTGCCAATGAGGAGATCACTGCAGTTTTAGCGGTCCTTTTTGATAATATCCTGAGCCTACAGTACAATCTCTTTGGTTGGTCTCGGACAATGTGTAAGTATGGAGATTTCTTTTTATATCTGGATATTGATGAAAAATATGGTGTTAAGTCTGTAGTCGCGTTACCTGGGCAAGAAATTGAAAGATTGGAGGGCGAAGATTCAACCAACCCAAACTATGTCCAATACCAGTGGAATTCAGCAGGAATGACTTTTGAGAACTGGCAAGTTGCACATTTCCGTATTCTTGGTAATGATAAGTATGCGCCATACGGCACTTCTATTCTTGAGCCAGCCCGACGCATTTGGCGCCAGCTTACACTTATGGAAGACGCAATGATGGCCTACCGTGTTGTTCGTTCTTCAGAACGCCGCGTGTTTAAGATTGATGTTGGCGCTGTGCCGCCACAAGATGTCGAACAATACATGCAAAAGATTGTGACACAACTTAAAAGACACTCGGTAGTTGATCCAAGTAGTGGCCGCGTTGACTTGCGGTATAATCCAATGTCTATTGAAGAAGACTATTTTATCCCGGTCCGCGCCGGATCTGCGACTGAAATTACCACACTCGCCGGCGCCCAGAATATCACACAGATTGATGATATTAAATATCTTCGAGATAAACTTTTTTCCGCGCTAAAAATTCCCCAAGCATATCTTGCTATGGGGGAGGGCGCAGCAGAAGATAAAACCACATTAGCTCAGAAAGATATTCGCTTCTCGCGCACTGTACAACGTTTGCAGCGTGTGGTGATTGCTGAATTAGAAAAGGTAGCAATTATTCACCTTTATACTCTTGGTTTTCGCGGAGACGATTTGTTGAGTTTCAAATTGGCTCTCAATAACCCATCTAAAATTGCAGAGCTTCAAGAAATTGAACACTGGAAGCAGAAGTTTGACATAGCTGGATCAGCAACCGAAGGGTTCTTTTCGCGTCGCTGGGTTTCAGAAAATATCTTTGGCATGAACCACGAAGAATTTCAGCGTAACCAGCGCGAAATGTATTACGATCGTTCTCATGACGCATCTTTACAGGCTGTTGCTGAGGGCGCCGGAGGCGCCGATGCCGGTGGTTTAGGTGGTGGTCTAGGCGGAGGTCTTGGTGACTTGGGTGGCGATGAAGGTGGTTTGGGAGATCTCGGCGCCGATGAAGGTGGCTTGGGAGACCTTGGTGGCCCAGAAGAAATGCCGGCCGGTAATGCAGGAGCCCCGCCGGCTGGAGAAGAACCTGGCGGAGGAGATGAATCTCCTCTATTGGCTGTACCACCAGGCTCTAGAAATGCACCACGAACAAGTAAGAATAAGAAGACGCGCAAATACGAAAAAAGTAGCTACGACCCAGTAAAGAATGATCGTCGTAAGGATGCTGGCCCTAGAACAAGAAATTATGCTGCACAATATAATAAAGAAAAAGCAGGAGGTTCAACTCGACCAACTTACCCGGGCGCAGAGATTAACAAAATCCCAAGTATAGCAAAAGGTATTTATGAGCAAGAACGCTCTATTTATAATTTGAGAGAGCAGAGTGAAGAGGATAAGTTGTTTGTTATCAACGAATCAATTCGAGACTTACTTGAGGGTCTGGAGAATAATAATAAATTGATGGAGCAAAAAAATGAAGACAAAGCATAATAAAAAGCGCAACACTGCGTTTGTTTATGAAGCCCTAATCAAAGAGGCCACTGTCTCTATTATGAAAGGTGACATAGAACGTAAACAGAAAGTGGTTGACGTGATCAAGAAACATTTTGCAAATGGCGGAGTTCTTAAAGCTGACCTAGAATGTTACCGAGCTTTATATGAAAATCAAAGCATAGACAAATCAACATCGGAAAAGATTGTCAAAGAAGCAAAAATACAGAAGATGATGATAGACCCAACTGGGTTGTTTAAAGCACAAACTGAAATGATACACGATGTCAACAAAGAGATCGATAACGATGTGTTTAATAATTTTGTTCCCAATTATAAAACTTTAGCCACAATTGATCAAATTTTTAATCTCAAGGTCGACCCTAAGAGTAAAGTGATTTTAGAAAATGAAATAATTGAAAATATGGTTCTTGATAGAGAGAGTTCGCAAGCAGAACAAGAAGTCGACAGTGTGTTACTCAAGACCTTTGTGGAGAAGTTCAATAAAAAATATTCCAACTCTTTGTTGGGTGAACAGCAAGAACTACTGAGTAGATACATTAGTTCCTTTGCAGACAACTCGCTATCATTGAAGATGTACCTTAATGATGAAATAGCGCGCCTCAAAGAGGCAGTGATCAGTGCACAGAAAACTGAAATCTTTATGGATGATGCAGACATGTCACACAAGGCCCAAGAAATTATGGAGAGATTACAATCTTTCGCAACTGAAGAGATCTCGGAGCATGTCTTGCTCACTGTTTTAAAGACACAAAAATTAGTAGAGGAGTTCAACACCGATGGCGATAACAGTTAAAATAGGTCGAGAAAACCAAACTGCCGTAGTTCGGCTTGAAATGGACTTACGCAAAGCACTCAATGGAGATTTGATGATTTTCGGGCACGGTGATATTGATATTGTCCTGTCCCCGTCGAGCAACAAGGTAGTCGCGTTCCCCAAAGATACAATGAATGATTTGGTATACGGCGCACAAAATAGATTATTTGCACATTTGCGCAAGAAGGGCCTCGTTATACCCGAGTCGATCAAAGCCGGCGCCTTTTACGGTTCGTTTGAGGCTACAATGGATCAGCCGTTCAAGGAGAGCCTAAACGCAGCTAAGTTCACCCTGCTGAATATTTCAGGGTTTATAGAAGAAGAGCGCCCCTACTTCGAATCCACTGAGGCAATTATATCAATGACTGATGATGAGTTGATCCACCCAGATAAGGAAGATTCCACTGAGCTTGGTGAAGTACCACAGGCCGCTGAGAAGGGTTCTATTCGACCTGGTTATGTTAGGGATCCCTACGCATTAAGTTATCTGTATACAATTTAAAATGAAACGTTTAATTGAAAATTGGAATAAGTTTATAAATGAAGACGATATAGAAGAAGGCGTTGGAACAGCGGCATTAGCGACAGCATTGGCAATGGGTGGCGGAGTAAAACCAAACACACAGCAAAACAATACAGACACCTCTTCTGGGGCTCAAACAACACAACAAGTTGACGCCGAGGTTAATGTTAATACGCTTGTTAAAAATTCAGATGGCTCTGTATCATATACTGTTGACATAAGCATGCTTAAAAATATGAGCAATGAAGGTACGGCAAGAAATGCTGCAAATTCTCAAGTAAAAACTTCCTTTGACAGAGCAACTGATGGTGGTTCTATTAACAATATTCAATATTTAAATGCATCAGGTGCACCTTCTAACTGGAGTGGAGCCAGGTATATCCAGGCAACAGGAACTATGTAATACGATGAAACGTTTAATTGAAAATTGGAATAAGTTTCTTGATGAAGCCGAACTTGGTGGTGATGCCACTGAAGAGCCGACCGCTGCAGGCGAGGTAACCCCGCCTACTGATCAACAAATAGGGGCTGTTGAGGAGCTTTTAAAAACAATTATGGCTTTAGCTGATGCTGTTGAAGACGCTGACACCGAAACGCAAGAGACAGCCCAAGAAATTGGAGATCAGCTTGGCGAAGGTTCGGCAGCCCGCAAAGGACGCATGCAGCGAAAAGCACGCCAGCAAAGAATTAGGAAAATTAAAGAATTGGCCGGCCTCACTGACGTTAAATTAAAAGACTTTACGCCAGAACAAAGACAACTTTATGATGAGGCCAAAGCGGAAATTAAACAAATGGAAGATGCGGCAGAATTTAACTTTGTTAACACTTTAGCTAATGGAAACTTACTGAATATCCCAGTTATTAAAAATACCATTGACAAAGGCGGCACCCCACTAAGGCTGGCGCTCACGGCCGTTTTAGCCGCCGGCGGCGCTTCAGCATGCGTAGATGAGTTATCTCTCACCTGCTTAACAACTGCGCTCGCCGGCGCCGGACAAGGTTTATAGGAGAATAAATGGAACTACTAACTTTTATACTGTGCGCCTACGGGCTCACTCAAATTTTAGTATATAGCGATCTGCCCGCTTTACAAAAATTACGCCCCCCAAAGGAAGCTGGAGGCGGTTATGGCAAAGTCTTTCACTGCCCTATGTGCATGGGTTTCCATGTGGGTTGGTTTTTGATGCTGCTTTCTCCATTTACGGAACTATTTAGTTTTGACGTTTCTGTGTTTAACTTTTTCCTGCTGGGATGGTTATCTTCAGGAACATCCTATATATTAAACATGGTCTTTGGAGACAACGGAGTTAAACATGAACACAAATACGTGGACAAATAAGTGGATGCTGCAGCCAGTTAGACGCTGCTGCAAAGGATCTTAGCTATGGGTCAGAAGCTATTAAGAGAATATTATGAACTCTGCGATGGCGGAGTTTGCCAAGATCTGCTAACAGAAGAAGAAAAAGCCTTTGTCGCCGCCGGCGGCATGTTTTTAACTGGCATTATTCAAAAAGCAGATACGGTTAACGGAAATGGCCGAGTATATCCTTATAACGTTTTAATGCGTGAGATGAAAAATTATGAAAAGCTTGTCACTGATCGGCGCGCCCTAGGCGAGCTAGATCACCCAGAAGATTCCGTGATCAATCTCAAGAATGCTTCCCACATGATGACAAAGGTTTGGTGGGACGGTAAGAATGTTATGGGTAAAGCCAAAGTATTAGATACGCCGTCTGGTCAAGTGCTAAAAACTCTTGTGCAGTCAGGAGTTAGTATTGGTATTTCCTCACGAGGTATGGGATCAGTTACAGAATCTCAAGGAAACACTGTCGTCGAAGATGACTTTCAGTTGATTTGTTTTGATTTTGTTTCCGAGCCGTCAACTCCTGGCGCATTTATGATGCAAGAAGCAAAGGATTTTACTAATAAAGTCTTCACAAAGGCCGATAGAATCAATAGATTGTTAAATGAGGTACTAGACGGTGAGTGATTGGAGTAGCTTTAAGGGCGCCAAACGCCAAAGCGATGCTTGGAAGAGTTTTCTCAATGAAAGTGTTGCACCTAAGTCACAGACAGAGGTGCCATTAGATGAATTCTTTAGTGGAGCCAAGGCAAAATCTGGTGGTAAGTATGGCTTGTCACATGATGAAGGCGGCTACCTTAAGAGATTAAGAGCAGGCACCCCAGGTGAACAAGAAGAACAAGTAACTTACAATGCAGACGATGTTGTTGCGTTGTCAAAAGCGCTTGGCGATATCAATAAAGCTTTAAATCTTGGCATCGCTCCGAAGATACTTTATGATGAATTGGAGGCGCTCCTCACCGATCCCCAAGGGAACAACTATACGATTGAAGAACAAGCTATTCACAAGGCATCGGTTATTTTACCCCCCGGCCGTATGCCTAAGCTGGGTGACTTAGCTAAGTATCCCAATCTGACTAAACTTTTTAATGGTGCATTGACCAACGCAAAGACCAAAGCGCACTTACATAAGATTTTAGCACGCGGTGGCTTTTTTGGTAAAGACGGCGATCAGATACCCGACTGGTTTGGTAAGGCACCAGAGCCTACACCGACACCAGAAAAGGAAAAGCCTAAACCATGGGAGGTGCCACATGATTGGGACACTCCGGAAGATCGCACTCCAAAGAAAACCGCGCCTCGCGAGCGCACCCCGGTAGATGTCGAGGAAGTCCCAGATGCTGAGGAAATCCCAGATACTAAGGAAGTCCCAGATGCCGGCACTTGGGAAAGGAGCCGCTTTTTTCCAGACGCCGACGCCGACGGTCCCTGGAGTAAATCTGGATTTGCAGGTTCCGATACTTACGATCCCACCGGCGCCGAAGAGGTTCCAAGCACCTCCGAGCCGACCGCGGCCAAACCTCAAGACCGAAAAGTGTTTTATTTGGCAGATGATTTTCAACAACTCGATAAATTAAAAGGCAGCTGGAACAGCGTTAATAGAAATAAAGGAGCAAATGTTAATTTCAAATCAGACTTAGACGCTTTTGTAAACTTTATTGGTCCATATTTACCAGAGTATGTTTTAAGTGAAAAGAAAACTTCGAACAACCCAGTAGAGAAGATAGCAGATGATGGATATCTGAAAAAGAACAAAGAGAGGATCCTGCTGCAATTTAAGAATTTAAGTAGAAAAGATCCAAAGAAAGCAGAGAAGATCGAAAGGATGTCTAAAATATTTATGAAAAAGCAGGCGCGCGCTCTACTAAATGTTCTTATGCGTAATGTACGCACCAAAATGGTGAGCGATCAAGACGCAGAAGTAGTAGACTTGTCAACAAAGAGCCCACCACCAGCTACACAAAATCCCGCCGAACCCACCCAGAGGAGAGCGGCAGAAAACAAACTTAATGAATCTAAAACAATCGGCCGCTGGAAAGCGCTCGCAGGAATAAAATGAAAAAAACAGACTTAAAACAATTAATCAAGCCACTTGTCAAGGAATGCATTCACGAGGTCCTTATTGAGGAAGGGCTTTTATCAAGTGTGGTCTCTGAGGTGGCAAAAGGAATGCAGGGTAATATGGTGACTGAGGCCCGGCCAAGGTCATTTGAAGACAAACCATTTAGAGAAAACAAAACCAAAGAAACCAACAAGCGTATGTCTGAGCAGCGCAAAAAAATGATGGATGCGATCGGTAACGATAGTTATAACGGAGTGAATCTGTTCGAAGGCACCACTCCAATGGATGCCGGCGCGCCAGCCCCTGGAACCCCAGACATGGGTAGTTCTAGAGATGCTGGCGTCGACATTAGCTCTCTTGTGGGTGGCGCTAGCGCTGTCTGGAAGGCAATGAAGTAGGAATATTGATGGCTAAAAAATACAATTTTAAAGTGACTGCTCGCGAGTGCCGCGGCAACCACGAAAAAATGATAAGAAAATTTATCAAAAAAACAAAGCGCGAGCGTCTAATTGAGGAAATGCGCGACCGAAAGCACTATACGAAACCTTCCGTCGCCAAGCGAGAGAAGAGTGAGCGCGCCCGAAGACAGCGCGCCCGTGAAGAAAGAAAACGAGAACGTGCCAAAGAAAGGCGCAATAGAACAAATAAGTGACTATTTATAATGAATACAACAAATTTCAGAGGATTTAAAACATGGCAAAAGGATTAGCACCAATCAGAGTACCGGAAGTTGGACTCAACAACGTTGGCTCATATCAAGTAAGCGGCCGCCCCTACGCTAGCACGCATACTGCCGGCTCGGCAGCAGAGATAGCATTTCCAATGGTTAGCACATGGTTTCAAGTGATCAACCGCGGAGCTAACCCTGTCAAGGTTGGTTTTTCGGCGGTGGGAGTTTCTGGGTCTAATCACTTTGTGGTGCCCAATTCGGGAAGCGTAACTGGTTTCGGAAAGTCCGACATTTATCATATGAAGGTCTCCGGAATTTGGATTTATGGTGACGCCGGCGCCTCCGCCGTTGACGTTGTTGCTGGTCTCACATGTATTGACCGTAAAAAGACAGCAGGACGCCTCGGTCCGAACTGGTCAGGTTCTGCTGGAGTTGGATAATGGCTACCGGATGGGCATATATAAACTGTACTGCTAGCACCGGTGGCGCATCAGCCACGGGACCTACTGGTTCTATACAGTTTCATACAAGCGGATCGAATCAGACAGGTTCGCAATCGCTTATGTATTATACTGCGTCTTATCCCGCGGGCGGAAGCCCCTATTATCAAGCAAGAACGCTTGTTATGTCGGGTGTCCTTATTGTGAAGGGGGCTATCACAGCTAGCTCTTACAAGATCATTGATACAGAAATTATGTCCGGCTCAACCATTTTTGGTAATGACGCTCCCGACATCCATCTTCGAACTGGTAGTTTGAACGTTGTATCGGGTGCAGTCGGAGCAGCTTGGAACACAGGCACAGAACCAATTTTAAGCGCATCTGCAAAGAATAGAAGAGTGTATGTTCGCTCACTTCAAGGCAGATATCAAGCCATCACTACGGATACGACTGCATCTTTTGCGACGATGATTGGAGCTAGCAAAACTGATAACCAAGCGCTCATTTACGGATTTACCGCCGGTGCTGGTACTGGTAAGACAGGTTTACGTTTATTAGCACCAAGTGTTGTTGGTGCGGGTACTGTGCTTGTGGTTAAAGATCAGATTTCTGGTCGACCAATAGGTGATAAATTAACAATATCTGGATCCGGTGGTGGAGATACCATCGACGGCTCTTCATATTACCAGCTAACTGGCAATATGCCGGCAATTAACTTGTATTCGGATGGAAGCAACTGGTTTGTCTTCTAATTAGTTTTAGGAGGAACTGGTAAATGGCTCATAATTCACTGACGGGCACAGTAATTGCGCCGGCATATTTCGGACCAGGCATTGATGCTGGGACCAACATCCTCTCGGGCAACTTAAGCACGTCCGATGGCGCGAGCATTATTAATGTCCCTCGCGTACAAAACGCGACTGATAATGGTATTGTAACCAATGTAGGCGGCAATGCGAATTCTTTAAATTGTGAAACCAACCTGACGTTTGATGGTTCTTCGCTTGGAATTGTTGGTGGGATGAGCGCTAGCGCACCCGTTTCTGCATCGTTTTTCTATGGGGATGGCAGTCAACTAACGGGCGTGAGTAATGTGAGCCCATCGGGCCCCAATTATTCGGTTCAGTTTAAAAATGATAGCGGAAACTTAACAGGTTCTTTCGGGCTAAGGTTTAACAACAACCGCCTGGCTTTAGCGGGAGGGTTCCAATTACAACGGACGTTTACAAACTCCACTATCACCGCATCGACTACAAGTTACTACATTGGTGTAGATTCCACCAATAGTCCGATAAGTGTACGCCTACCAAGCGCGTCACTTATGCTAGATGGTCAAACGTACGTGGTAAAGGATGAGGGAGGCAATGCTATCAACAACAATATCACAATTTTAGCCTCTGGTGCCGAAACAATCGACGGTCAAAATTCGATAGTTTTGGAGTCGCCCTATGCGTCCGTGCAGCTTTATTGTAACGGCGCAAATAAATACTTCATCTGTTAAGATTTTTTAGCTGTGAGCCTTCTAATTATAAGCGACACGTGAAGGGATTCACGGATCAAATCTGGATAGGTGTATTCCTAAACAGATAACCATTATAAAACTATAAAATGGAGGGTTTTTAAACATGGCTTATAAATTTCAATTCGGACCCAGTGTTATGTCTGGTACTCTTGAGCAAGAGGGTACTTTAGATATTACAGATGCTGGAGTTCTTAAATTAGCGGGCGTCCAACTTTCGGATGCTAACCGCAACTTGACAGCGGTTTCGTTGTCAGGTTCTTCTGTTCTTAACGTCGTAGGGCGCGCAGAACTTAAAAACGAATTACACGTTAGTGGAGCAGCTGTCTTCAAGCTTGGCGCCTCAATGGGTGATGCAAACGTTACAAATGTTGGCGACATTGCTTTAGATAGCATCTCTGCCGATGGTACTAGCTTCTCGTTCGGTTCTAACTGGACTGCAGCCGGCCGCACTTGTGCTGATCTCGGCACAGTCACCACTGCTGATATCAACGGCGGTTCTGTCGATGGTGCCACAATTGGTGCTGCAGCGCAATCTTCTGGTCGATTCACAAGCCTTTCGGCTTCTGGCGACTTAAGCATTGCTGACAACGCTGTTATCAATGGTACAGCTGGTGTGTTCGGTCTGCTGACTGCTCACGCTGGTGCATCAATGGGCGATGCAAACATCACAAACGTTGGTGACATCGCTTTAGATAGCATTTCTGCTGACGGTTCTAGCTTCTCGTTCGGTTCTAACTGGACAGCTGCTGGTCGCACTTGTGCTGATCTTGGTACCGTGACAACTGCTGATATTAATGGTGGCTCTGTCGATGGTGCTGCTATTGGTGCCGCGGCCCAGTCTACTGGTCAATTCACAACTCTTTCTGCTTCTAGTACGTTAGACGTTGTTGGCATCAGTCGCTACCACGGTCTCGCCACTTATGCTGCTGGTGTTGCTTCTACAACTCTTTCGGCTTCTAGCACGTTAGATGTTGTCGGCAACGTAACCTCACATGGTACCGTTAAACTTGCTGGTGTTGCTGCAGCTGCCGCTGCTGTCGCTAACGATGACTTGTACTTCCTTGATTCCGATGGTCTCATGAAGAAGGAAAGCTTCGCCGACTACGCTACTGCAATTGCCGGTGACGGTCTCGCCGCGTCCGCTGGTGTCCTCTCAGTCTCCTTGACAGAGCTTACCGAAGCTGCCGTTAACGTTGCTGCTGACTCGTTGATTTTCATCGATGCAGACGGAACCGTTACACGTCGCGATACATTCGTTGACTATGCTGCTGCACTTGTCGCTTCGGAGCCTGGCTTCGCATCTACTGGTGGTAAACTTCAGTTCGATCCTAACAGCTTACAAGCTGCTTCGATTGCTTCTGGCGACTCAATGATTCTTATCGACGCTGACGGAAGTAACATTCCAAAGAAAGAGACTATCGACGATATCGCTACTCTTTTCGCTGGTGTTGGTCTGTCTGCTGCTTCAGCAGTCTTAGCTCTCGACCTTAACGAGTTGACCGCTGCGGTTGTTAATGTTGGTGCTGATAGCATCGCTATCATCGACGCTGACGACAGTAACAACTCTAAGAAAGAAAGCATTGCTGACCTTGTTAGCGCGATGGCTGGTGGTGGTCTTTCCGCCTCTAACGGTGTTCTTTCGACACAAGCCGGTGCAGTTGCAATCGTTGGGGATGCAAACGCAACCCTTACAGAAGGTATGAACGCTGGTAACGTCAACTTTACCGCAGATCGCACCTGGACACTTCCAGCTGCCCCATCTGAAGGTGATGTTGTACAAGTCAAAGCTCCAGGAAGCCTTGGTGGAAACGAGCTTATCATCCTCAAGGGTTCTGCTGCTCATCGCATCGATGGTGCTGAACAAATCGAGGTTGAGTCAAACGGCGGTGCTGTTTCGATGATGTACGTTGGTTCTAACAGCTGGGTTATCTTCTAGGATTTGCTTTTGCACTCCGGAAGATTATTCTTCTATATTGGGCGCCCTCCTTTTGGGGGGCGTCCTCTTTTTTATAAACTACTTATAGAGTGAAGGGAATAAAATAACTATCTATTTATAGATCTAAGGGAGATACACTTTAATGGCATATAACACTTTAAGCGGTACTGTAGAGTTCGCCGGCGCAAACGGATCGCTAGAAAATACCGTACGTACGGATGACTCCATCCAAACCATCGATGGTAGGAAAACATTTCTCCAAAGAATAACTGCAAGCGCAATTACACTTAATGGTACAGTATTGGCACCGCCTGTTATTAGTAGCGTCACAAACGCCGCCGCCACTCGGGTAACATATTTTGATGGAGCTTCAGGTGTCGCTGGAAATACTAATTTTACATTTGCCGCAGGTAGCGGGCTTTTGAGCGCTACACTTTATTCAGGATCAGCAGCCGGCCTTACGAATATTCGCACAGATAAATTCCAGGGCTTCATCAGTGCATCTAACCTGGTGCTCGGCAATGGTGTAAAAAGTGATTCAGGTACTCTTGTTGTTTCTGGCGGGGCAGGCATCACCGTGACGGCCACCGGAGTTAAGCCGAACCTCGACACATACGGTGGCTTAAACCTTAATACAACCGCCCTGATGTTAGATGCCGGCCAGACCTACGATATTTCTAATGGCGGCCAGTCATTGGCAACTGGCGACAAGCTCTTTGTGCAAGACGTCGCCGGCGCAAGCCCAGCAGCACCAGCGCTCCGCAGCATGACTGTCGGCACTCTCGCAACTTATTTGCAAAGCAATCTTACATTTAGCCCAATTACAGCATACACCAACCAAGCTAATCATCGCATCATCGCCGGCACCGCTACCGGCGGGACAGTGAATGGGTTAGCAGCCCTCACGTTTGATGGAAGCAAGCTTGCTGTTATAGGAGATGTATCTGGCTCGGGCACCGTCTATACCAAAAAGCTTACCTCAAGTTTTGGTGCGGTAGTATCAAATTCAGTGGGTGTCAATACTAACGCTCCTGCATACGAGATCCATGCTAAGGGTAATGACGCGAGTGTTTTTGCTGACGGAACCAATAACGCTTACTTCCGCTTAGGAATTGGTGGCGCCGCTAAGGGATATCTCCAAGTGATAGGTGCCACCAGCGACATGGTTCTTGGCAATACCACTTCCAATGCTGATGTGATACTGGGTGCGAAAGTAGCCGCTGCACAAACCACTATGTTGCGTTTAGATGGTGGCCGCGGCGCCATGACAGCTTCAGTACCGTTAAGCTGTTCCTTATCAGTCTCAGCTTCTTATTTTTATGGTGATGGAAGCCAGCTAACCAATGTTGGTGATGGTGGCGGAATTTCTTTTAACGGATCCACTGCGAACGGACTTGTAACCTACGCCAATGCATCCACAGCGGATGTGGAAGCAAATTTACGCTTTTCCGGCACCAAACTCTCGTTATACAATAGTTCATTGGAGCAGTTCTACGTAACAGGTTCTGGATTGCTCGGCACCTCAAGTGAGTTATTTATGTCCGGTAACGTGGTGATTCGAAATACTGATCCCACTATTAACTTTAGCTCAAGCGCCGGCGCAAGCCTAGGCCAGATTGGGATGAATTCATCGGACAATATTTTAATTCAAAACGACACAATCAACAAGCATATCGTATTTAAAGTCAATGACAACGGAACAACCAGAGAAGGCTTCAGACTTAACGGCGCTGTGCCGGAAGTTGTTGTCAACGAGGGTTCCGAATCTTTGGTTGACTTCCGTGTCGAAGGGGATACAAATACCCACACGTTGTTTGTCAAAGGCTCCACGAACCGAGTAGGAATAGGTACAGGAGATCCCCAAGCGATCGCTCACATAACAAGTGATACCAGCGGGGGAACTGTCCTTGCTATACAACAAAGCAATGACGGCACTGACGCTCCAAATATTGACTTTAAAAAATCCCGCGGCGACTTTGGGTCCCCCGCAGAAGTCCAGCCAAACGACTTTCTCTCTCAGGTTTCCTTCAAGGGGTGGGATGGCTCTGCATACGCATCGCATGCGGATATATATGTGCAAGCAGGAACACCTATTGGGGGTAGCTCTCATCCGGGTAAGATTGTTATCAGAACGGTCCCTGCAAACAGCACGACACTTACAACTGCTGTTACTATTGATGAAAATCAAAAGACAACCATTAACGGTAGTCTTCGAGCAAAACAATTACACGCCACTGTACACAACTTCGCCAACAGCGGTGTAGCTGCATTCTATATACCCTTCATGTCTACAGTAGAAAATACGAGCCCGGGCTACTTGCAGCAATATATCGCTCCTGCGAACGGACGCCTTGTCAAAGCGATAGTAAGAACGTCCAATGGACAGAGTGGCTCTATTAATATGGATGTAATGATAGCAGGCGATGGAGTTACTAACTTTACAACAGGTCCTTCATCTATTGCTGAGCGTGTGACTACTACGATGACAGCGCGCGATACAGCTTATACGTTTGCGACAAGTGGCTCGAACCACTTTGCATCAGTCGACATTGTGGGTGTCAAAATTACTCCTCAAAGCGCCGTCGGCAGCGTCAACATGACTTGCATTTGGGAATATGACTTCACGACTACTTAAGCGCCCCACAAAAAAGGGTTTTTCGTTGTCTCCTTACTATTTATTTTGTACAATTGCCTTTTAGGAGCACAATGCATGTCTAGTTTACTTAAAGAAGCCATCGTGGATGCTAACGCACTTCGCGACTCCGCACTCAAAAATGCGGAAACCACCATTATCGAGAAATATTCTGACGAGGTCCGCGAAGCTGTGAATCAGTTATTAGAGCAGGATGAACTTGGAATGGAAGAGCCTGCTGGCTCCACCGAAGAGGTCGTCCCCAACATTCCTTTGGCGGCTACCGACAACCTCGATGAGGAAGATGGCGACGTTCCCCCCGGTATTGCTACTGAGGGTGAAGATATTCCCGTAAACATTTCGCTCGATGCGCTCCAAGAAGCTGTCGCTGCATTAGAGGCAGATTTAGAAGAGTCGGAAGAAATTGAGATCAACGAAGAAGAACTCACCAACATCCTCGCTGAAGATGAAGAAGAACTTGAGGAGATTGCTATCACTGGAGGCCCCGGTGAAGTTACTGCTGAAGAAGACAAAGATGATATGGATCAAATGGAAGAGGAACTTAATGAAGAAGAGGAAGACGACACCGATGACGACGTTGCCGCACGCACTCCTCCTAAAGATAAGAAAAATAAAGCAGATTTTCTTCCTAAAGATGTTAGAGATAAGATTAACGCCACAAACGAAGAACTTGATGCTGACGCCCTTGTAGACGCCATCATGGAAAAACTTACCGTTGATATGGGCGCGGATCTTTCTGGCTGGGCCGGAAGATCGTCTGACAGTGTTAAACACGAGATGGAGAAAGAGCTAGCACATCGCCGCTCTACCGACCTCGAACAAGATTTAAAAGATTTGAAGAAGGCTCATGAAGACTTAGTTTTCGAAAATAAACAAGCCAATGAGCAAAACTCACAATATAAGCAAGCATTTAATGAGCTACGGGAAAACTTACAAACTGTAAACCTTTCCAACGCTCGTTTGCTTTATACGAACCGTGTACTTAGAAATACCTCCCTGAATGAGCGACAAAAAGAAAAGATTGTCGAAGCGATTTCAAAGGCTGGTTCAGTAACAGAAGCAAAGACTATCTTTAATACGCTTCAGAGCACAGTGGAGTCTACGCCAAAACGTGGACCACAATCACTGAGCGAAGCTATTGGACGTCGTTCCTCTGTTATGCGTGCTTCTCGTCAAGAGAACACACCCTCTGACCCTCTCCAAGAGAGGATGAAGAGACTAGCTGGTATCAAATAGATACAAATACAATTAAACAGGAGGTATTTTAAAATGGCTGGAATAGTAGAAAGGTTAACCGAAGGTGTTGTTAACCGTGATATGCGCGCCGAAGGTCACGCTTTGTTATCAAAGTGGGAGCGCACAGGTCTTCTCGAAGGACTTGGAAATGATCGTAAAAAGAACTCAATGGCAAGGTTGTTAGAAAACCAAGCTAAAGAGCTTCTTCGTGAGAGCAGCAGCATGAGTGCTGGTGATGTTGAGGGCTTTGCTGCCGTCGCCTTCCCCATCGTTCGTCGTGTTTTCGCAGGACTGATCGCAAACGATCTCGTTAGTGTTCAGCCCATGAGTCTGCCAAGTGGACTCATCTTCTTCCTCGACTTTACGTTCTCACCGGATATTGCTGGTGTTGCGAACGGACAAGCCGACGGAAGATTTGGTAACCCCGCCGGAAAATCGATTTACGGTGGTGACGAGGTTGGTATGCAGATTACTGGTGGTGTCGACCTACTCGGCAACCTTGAGGGCGACCTCGGTGGTGCACGTACAGTCGGTGCTCGTGGTTATGCTTATGCATCTCCATCTGCGTCTTTCCACGTTGGTGATGGTTTCTCTCAAGTCTGGGGTATCACTGGTTCGTCCGAGCTTCAAAAGAAGCACGTTTCGTTCGATCCGGATGTTCTCGCACTTTCCTCTAGTACAGCTACTGCTACTTGGGTTGTTCGCGTTTCCATCAACAAGGCGAAGCTTTCTGCTTCTGCTCCGACTGTTGGAACCTTTGACTTCGATAACTTGTCGACACTCTCTGCAAGTATTCGTTCACTGGACTACGCTGCAACTCTTGATGGTGCGCCTGTGGAAGCAGACACGAATCAACTTCGTCGCCTGACGAACTTGAGCACGTCTGCTGGAGACGGTGTAACATATGTTAACTTGTACTTCTTGACTACTGTTGCACAAGGCAACTCGGCTGCTCTGACCACTGATGGTCTCTGCCTGTCTGGTGCTATCGTTGATAGATTCCAAGCTGCTGGTCCTCTCGGTGCTATCGAGGGTGCTACTGCATGGGGCCTTGAAGGCAATGCTGCCATCCCAGAAATCGACATCAAGGTCGACTCTGTGGCTGTCACCGCTCAAACCAAGAAGCTTAAGGCTAAGTGGACACCGGAGTTAGGTCAAGACCTTAACGCCTACCACAACCTTGATGCTGAGGTTGAGCTTACTTCGATTCTCTCTGAGCAAGTTGCTCTTGAAATCGATCGTGAGATTCTCGGTGACTTGGTGAACGGTGCTAAGGCTGCTACCTATTACTGGTCGCGCTCCCCTGGCCTGTTCCTTAACAAGGCAACTGGTACTGAGATCGGTGCTGCTTCTGCTGCTCCCGACTTCACCGGTACTGTTTCCGAGTGGTACGAGACACTCATTGAGACAATCAATGATGTTTCTGCACAAATTCACCGCAAGACTCTGCGTGGTGGTGCTAACTTTATCGTCTGCGGACCTGAAGTTGCCAACATCCTTGAGTTTACTGCTGGCTTCCGTGCTTCCGTCACACATGACGATGAGACCGGTTCTGTCGGTGCAGTGAATGTTGGTTCGCTGAGCAAGAAGTTCGACGTTATTGTTGATCCTTACTTCCTCCGCAACGTGATCCTTATTGGTCGCCGCGGATCCTCTTTCCTTGAAAGCGGATACGTGTACGCCCCATACGTCCCACTGCAAACCACACCAACCATCTTTGGACCAGAGGACTTCGTGCCTCGTAAGGGCGTGATGACACGTTACGCCAAGAAGATGGTACGTCCCGATATGTACGGTCTTGTTATCGTCCGTGGACTCCTTGGTGAGGCAGGCGCTACTAGCTAAACACTAGTAATTCCTTAAAAGAAACCCGCTCTCTTCGGAGGGCGGGTTTTTTGCTTTTAGCAGACTATATATTATAGCATTCAAAAGGAGCCCTCAAACATGGCTGTCACAGTTACCAATCAATCAAACCCTATCGGTTCACGCCTCGTCAACGATACTGACGTTACCAGCACCGCTGCTGATAATACAACCGGAACAACCGGAACACTTTACATGGTTGAGGTAGATAATACAGCCAACTCCAGTATCGTTTATTTTAAAATGGCAGACTCAACAAACGCTACTGGTGGAACTACTGCAGCAAACCTTGTTTTAATGGTACCTGCGTCCACCAAAATGAGCTATGTATTTCCAACAGGGATCGCGTTTTCGGCCGGATTTAGTCATTGGTGTGTAACCGGCGCCGCCGAAGCCAATACAACATCACCCAGTAACGATGTACTCGCGCGCTACGTCACTAGCTAATTTAGCATTTATTAATCACAAGAGCCTCTCTTTAACGGGAGGCTTTCGTGCGTGG